GCTGACTGTATTTCACTGTTGGAAATACTAAGGTCAAGGATTTATTTCTTTTGAAAAATCCTAGAAAAGTCACCACAAAAAGTGGACTACTTTCACTTTGGAAAGTAGAAGGTCACCTATAAGGTAGGACACCCAAGATTCCTGTTGAATCTTGCAAAGTCACAAATTTCCTGTTGAAACTTGAAAGTCACTGTTTCCTATTGAAACTGCTAAGTCAAATCTTTCCTTTTTGCTTGTCTACGTTGACACATTGACTGCGTGTCTGTTGTCTTAAAAGACAACCGTTACTTCGCACAAAGATTATAAGAGTAGGTTCTTCTTGAACCTAGAAAGTCACTTCATTCTTTTCACCCTGAAAAAAGTTGCTAAAAATAGGGGTAGTTTTCACATAGGGAGACTACCAACTCCGCCGCCGTCCAGGCTGTCTAGGTGGCTGTGGTTGGGATTATTTTCCACATCCGCCCCTGAACGGCTTTCTTTCCTGCTATGGCGTTTGCTGCATACGAGTATTTGTTGATGAGCTGGCCATTTGGGCCTGCTGTTTCATCCAAATTGGGCTCAGAAGCAGCAGCTAGGTTGTCAAAGAAACTCATGGACATATACGCTACTGCTGGTCTCTTACTGACTCTTCCCCACATACAACGGCCGCCTTCATCAGCTCCAAAAGGAGTGATTTCATTTGTTTCGGCTCGGGTTGTAAGTGTGATAGTATCTAGTACGCTGCCTGTGGTGGTGTAATTAGTGGTTACAAATGAGAAAATATATTCTGCCATGTCTTCTGGTTGAAGACCGGTTCCTGATATATGGATTCCCGGATTGGTTCCCAGTAATGTACCGTTCACAGTCACTTCTGCTTCAAAAGGGTTTCCTGCTGTGATAACAGCTGTAGTCCCGTTTCTGATAAAGTCCGCTCGTACTATTTGTGTTTCCACAACTTGATACTCTAGCTCTGCTCCTTTGAATATGCAATCATACTCTATATATAACTCTCCAAGCGTGTTAAGTGTGCTGGAAGCAGTTAAAGCTGAAGCAGCCTCTAGTATTAGCATACCTTGGGCCTCTAATCTCAAATCTCCCACAGATTCATCCATATAAGCTATATTGATATCCTCTGGTTTGATTTCCATTGTTACAGCCTCATAAACAGGTGTTTGCACGAATGAAGGATGGGTTGATGCTTGAGCTAACTCAGATCTTCCCTTATTAAATGTTGTGGAGCCCACATCATTCCTAAAATACATTGCTATTGCTCCTGGAGTTATTGTGGGGACTGAGGGTTCATACCTGATACGTAATGATTTAAATTCATGTTCTTCATAAAGATCAGCATATAAACCTAGTCTACTCCCCAATGCATGGGGAGATAAAGGATAAACACCTCCGGGTAGCCTTTCGCCAATGTTGAGAGATCCGCTAGTTTCATTGTTGGGTACAATTTGTACATCACCTAATAACTCTCTTCCTCCAACTCTCAAGGCTCGCATACCTTTGTCATTGTATTCAAACTCATGGGATGAAGCTCCATACCATTGTACCGCCTCGGTCAGGGGGGCGGTCGCTGATAAGTAGGACTTCAAACTTGAATGTCTCAAAGACGATTCATGGGGTTCATTATCAATGGTATACTTGACTCGATTAACGTTGTTCATTCGTGGAATTAAAACTCCGTCGACTTTTTCCCCTAAAGAAAACCTAGAAGACTTACTAAGTCTTTGGGCTTCAGACCCAGCTCTTCTAGGACCGCTTTGGAACCCTGCATTAGATCGTTGGCGATCATTTTGATTTCGCCCCACAGATCCTTTTCCGCTGGGTCGTCCTGTCGGCCTTGGTTTGCCAGGCGATTTAAACGAGTTGCTTCCCGCTCCAACACCTGTAGTGATCTTGCGGAATGCTTCTCTTTCTTTAGCTCCTCCTTGGTTTCTTTGCGCGAACTTGGTGAGATTTGGGTACCTCGCCGTGATTGTCTTTCTGTTGCTCGATTCATTCATTAAAATTACTCTGTAACTTTTATATTGGCTTTCTAATCTTTCTAACGCTTCCAGTCGCCCCTGAGTAGGGATCGACACTACGGGTCTATTACGACCTGTAAAAAGTTCGTAATAAAAACGATCGCATTTAACAGAACACTTCACAGCCTTCCAAGCTGGGTCATTTTCTAGCGCGTCCGCGGCGTGCTCATCTAGAAATTCAATGATTTCCCGACAAAGCCTACGGACAAAGGGGTCGGTCCAGCCGACTAACAAAATCCCTGCCACTCTTTGCAATGTTAAAACAACATCATCCAAGTGTTTCTCCGAATAAATTAATGAAACCATCAATTTATTACGGTCCCAAACGGGGACATAAACTCCTCCAAGCTCAATTGTATTTGCTGACAAATATTGAACTTCAGTTGCCTTTCGAGGCTCCTCGCAAGGAGTAGTCATGTTCATGCCAATTTCTTTAACGTGACCAATAATCATTGTCATGTTATAGAAATTTAGCGCCTCGTTTGATACCGAAATGAGATTATCATCTCCATTCAACATCAGAACTACATTCTCTTTAAATGACCTATAAGTACAAATACTTTCGTCGTCGAGATGCATAGTTGCTCTGATCCATGAATATGATAATAACAAAAACAATATAAGAGTGTTGTCTACTATAGTGTTGACAGAACCAGAAGGGTTGCCAGTAAGTTTTCTTACTAAAAGCCCATTTGGTGTTGCTATCACTGTATGGATGAGATTCCTATAGTAGACTCTGTGTCGTTGCAAATTCTCGCTGGTGCGTTCACTCTCGTGAAAGCATCCCCATCGAAATTCTGCAACACTCCACATCAATAATGCACTGAGGGATGAGTCAAACTGTGAACCATCACCCTCAAATACATTATCAAATGATTGGAGTTTTCGTATCATCCTATCCCAATTCCCATCAAACGGAGACATCCCCACTGTGGAAGCTGTTTTAAGCTGCGCATCATAAAATTTGCTATTCATGTCTGAATACAATTTATTACCATGATACACGGCATCAACAGCGCCCGCAGTGAAGGTCCGCTGGGAGTTTATTTGGATTTTCTCAATAGGCCTTATCTCTTCCTTCAGGCAACTCCTAAAAACAAATGTGTAATTAGGATCGGTTGCCAAAAGTTTCCAATCTTGTTCCAGCCAATCGCGAATTTCCCCATCTTCCTCGAAGAGTGCTTTCTTCTTTGGAAACTGAGTCGTGAAAGGTATCCCGGAGGATGTATCCATAGACATTTCATCTATGACGTCCTTTCCTTCTCGTATAATGGAGTTTCGCATAAATGGTTCAAACTCCCGCTCCATAAACTCACAGGCCAAATTAAAGGCCCACACTTGTTTATTGCTCATAGCTGGCATGCCTTTAGCGTATTTCGCCAAAGACTTAAATGCCGCATCACTATTTGGAACGGGCAAGTCCCATTCAGGAGGAATTGGTAATTGCTTTTCTGAAAAGTATGCACCCACAAAAGGGTCCATCGTCTTCCGGTTGTTATACCGTGAAAAAGCATCTACTCCTCCCACAATCGGGAAATGTACTGGACTCAAGTATTTTCTATGATTAAGAGATACATGCCAATTTCCTTTCGGAAAAAGTTCCC